GTAAGAGTAAATATAGATGGTGTTGGAGATGTATTTACTACAACAGCTACTAATGAGTGGGTTTATTATGAATTTGAATATAATCGCCTTACAATAGGTTCTCCAAGAGTATATTTCTATAATAATAACGATGATTCAACAGGTTATCTTTTAATTGATAATATATCTATTAAACAAAAGTTTCAAAATGGTTTAAAATACGATATTGACGGAACTTACATAAGTGAATATACTTTTGATTTTTACTCTTCTATTGGTAATTCAGGTAATGTTAAATGGTCTGATGTAAATCAGGTAGTAACATTAAATAAAAGATTAACAAATGTTCAATTTAACTATCCATACTACGAAAGAAATTTAATTAATAACTACGGATTCTTTAAGGATTACGCAACAACAACTACTACACCAACTAATTGGCAGCTTGAAAGTCCTTTTGATTTTGCTAATGCAACAGGAGATGACAGACCATTTGATAATAGAATTTTATCAGTAATAGAAAATGAAGATATTACAGGTGGTTTAAATACTGATATTTATTTATATAATACTTTTAGGCTTACAAATAATATTTCTCCTTTTGGTTTTTATAATTTCTTTGCGATTAAGGTTGAATGTTCTGTTTATTTTGATGATTCGCACACAGATGGGGATGGTATTAATATAGCATTTGCTAAATCTAAAGATGGTACACCAAGTACATCAAATACAAGGTATTTAGATTCAACAGGTACTTATTATAGTGTTGTAACTTCTGCTTTATGGAATGCAGTATTTAGAATGCCTATCTTTATGAGTGATAAAAGTAGGTGGATGAAATATAAATGCTTATCTAAATTTGACCAAAATAGTCTTGCAGATGGTACTACTTTATATGAGTTTGGTACTTTAGTTTTAAGACCACAAAGAAGTTTTGATACGGCTAATGTACATCAAACTTATTTTGATGATATTAAGGTAAGTATTATTCCACAAGGATATAAAAACACTAAAGGCTTTATTTATAATGCTACTAATATTCCTAACGATGCTACAATGGTTAAGCCATTCTCAAATACTTATAAAATAGATAAAGGTCAATATCACGGTGGTATAGCTAATAAATCGGAATCACAAATAATTGAAGACTTTATTGGATACGATACTGGCGGAGAATTAAATTTAATCCAAAATTCTAATAGATGGTTAAGACCTTGGGAAACTGCTTCAGAACTTATATTAGGCAGACCGATGCAAGAATGTATTACTCGTTCAATCTTATCTTTTTATCAAGCTACCTGGCAGAAATTTACAGGTAATGTTTATGGTAAGGATATATCTTTTGGGCAAGTCTTTAATATTGCTTTAGCGCAAGGCTTACATTTTATGCACGAGGCATCTTTTGATTATGTATCAAATAAAACAAACATAACCACACACCAAAGCCAAACTGATAAATTAGAAATAGGTTTCCGTTCTTGGTCAACTACTAAAGAAGATACAGGAGCAGGTCAAGGACAACCAGGTAGTCAAACAAGTAGCATACAAGAAGCAGGCGAGTAATGAATGAGTTAAAAGAAATAAACGACCAACTTAAAAGTTTGTCTATAAATGTAGAAATGATTAGCCAGGCTATTACAGGCTCAAAGCTAAATAGAAACGGCATCCTTCAGAGATTAGAATTAATCGAAGAAACTTTAGAAGAAACGGAAACTAAAGTTCAAGAAGTAAGGGATTATAACACTGGCATTAATTGGGCGGTTAGAATAGGTGCTTTTATATTAACGATAACTGGTATAACTTTTATTAAAGACTACTTATGGCACAAATAAGCGAAGATGGTTTAAAACTATTAGTAGAGTTTGAAGGCTTAAAGTTAGATGCTTACCAGTGTTCTGCTTTGGTTTGGACTATTGGAATTGGTTCGACTAAATACGCTAACGGACAACCTGTAAAAAAAGGCGATAAAATAACGAAAGAGGAAGCCTATAAGCTATTCCTTGACACTTCCGATACTTACGCTGCTTGTATTAAGAGATATGTTATTAGACCGCTTAAACAGAATGAATTTGATGCTTTATTCTGCTTATGTTATAATATTGGATGTGGAGCATTTGCAAAGTCTTCTTTGGTTAAATTTATTAACGGTGGACAAACGATAGAAAAAATAAGAATAGGCTTCTTGATGTGGATTAAAGTAGGTGGTGTGGTTAGTAAAGGATTAATGAGAAGAAGATTAAGGGAGTTCAATTTGTATGCGAAAATTAAATAATACACTTTCTACGGTATTTGGTGCGATTGTAGCTATTGCGAATGCTTGGGTAACTATTGACTGGGATAATTTTGTTTGGTCTTTAAATACTTGTATTAAGCTATTTCTTTCGGCATTAATTGCTTTAGGTGGTTATATGACAACCATTAATCGTAAGCCTTTGAATAAAAGATAATTGCATTTGCTAAAATAATTAGTAATTTCGACAAAAAAACTATTATGTACAGACCAAGACTAACCGAAACTGAATACAACCAATATCAGTTAAAAAAGCTAACGGATAAAAAAACCTATAAACTATTTGTATTTTCTGACCCTCACGGTTGGTTAGCTGACCTTAAATGTTTGCGAGTAATTAACAATGTTCTACAACACAATAAATTTGATGAAGTTTGTATCAACGGAGATATAGTAGACTTACCTTTTGTTTCTAAACATACGAATAAACTTTTTATGGATGGTATCTTAAAAGGATATAACGAAGTCGAAGAGTTTAGATACACCGAAGAACAAATCCTAAAGCCTTTAAGACTTTCAACGGATGCGAAGATTACTATTCGTACCGGTAACCACGATGAGCGAGTAACAAAACCTTTTTTATTATCTAAAGGACAATTAGCAAGATTAGCCATTCTTTATAAACACTTTGAAAGTACGAAGTTTGAAGAGATGCTACACCTGGCTGAAAATGATATGGTTTATGACCCTACGGATGTCTTTAATTACTTTGATATTTTTGATATTACTCACGGTTTAAGTTTGACTAAGAACGCAAGTGAGAAGAATATAATTGAGTATTGGGGTTCGGGATGTACTGGACACAGTCATAGATTAGGAATGCGATATATAAGAAATAGGCATAACATTAATGCTTGGTTTGAAGTAGGATGTACCAGGTTAATGGAAGCAGTCGAATATTTACCTACCGGTAAGATAGCTGATTGGTGTCAAGGATTCCTTGAAGTTACCTTTAAAATTGATGGCGATAAGGTTTTATTCTTTGCACAACCACACGCAATAATTGATTATAAATGTGTTTATAACGGTGTACTTTATGGAGAATAAGGAAGAAGAAGTTTTTGATATGACTGATGGAGAAATATTAGAAGAACTTAAATTCTTTGTATATTTTCTTTTTGAATTAGAGGAAAAAAGTTTACTTTTATTCCCAAGTTACAAAACCTTAACACAAGCAAGGTTAATTAAAATGATTGAAACACGATTAGACTTTTTAGATTATGATGAAGACAAAGAGGGAGATGTTAGTTGAGAAATTAAAAGAATTATACAACCAAATAGAAATAGTACGCAGAGAATTAATAACCGAAACAAATAAAGAAAAACTAAAAGAAAAACAAAATGAAAACTATCGAAGAAATTAACCATTTAGAGAATTGCGAATGCTCGGAAGTTTGCACTAATTGCAGTGTAAAACATCAATTTAAACCTGTTGAATTAACTGGAGTTCAAATTGCTGATATAGTTACAAAGCCTAAATACTACAAAGTAGAAATTAAAGGAGTTCCTATTGATGTGATTGATATAGCAAACGCTTATAATCTATCTTTTATGAAAGGTAACGCCATTAAGTATATTTTAAGAGCAGGTAAGAAGGATTTATTAGTCCAGGACTTAAAGAAAGCTATCGAATGTTTAAATAGAGAGATTGAGTATGAAGGCGGTAAGTAGGATAATTACTTTATTTTGGTTAAATTTGCGAAAGGAACTTGATGTTAGTTTAAATTATGGCAAAGAAATCAAAAGAAATAAAAGAAGACTTAAATATAGAAGTTATAACCGAAATAGAGCAGGTAAACCCTTTGACTATTTCCGAGTGCTGCAAGACTGAATATATCTCTTCGGGTACTAAAGTATATTGCTCAAAATGCAAGGCTGATTGCCGTTTAGAAAGACAAAAGAAACTAATTAAGTTATGGAGTCCAAAAGCATAATAATTCTATTGGTAGTAATTTTACTATCATCTTCTTGTAAGTCTAAAAAGCTGGTAGAAACTACTAAAATAGATTCCGTTATAACTGTGGTTCAAAAGGTAGAATTAGCAACTGATTCAAGCGATATTGAAACTACTGAAGAAATAGCTTATGTTTTTGATACATTAGTAAATCATCAAGTTACACCTTTAGAAGCTATTAGAGGCGATTACAAGTACAAACTAAAGGCAATCCATATAAAGAGGCACATTAAGGAAAGAAAGCGCTTACAGAGCCTTAAAATCGATAAGAAAGAAAACAAGGCTATAAAGGTGGATAAAACCACTATTCAAGAAGAGAAGCCAAAAAATAACACTACTTTATTCTTAATATTGGGTATTGCTATCGCAGTTTACCTAATCCTAAAAAAACTTTAAAAATAATTTCTTTGATTATCAGCGAGTTACGATTTATTTGTGGCTTTTTGTAAAAAATGTTTTGAATATATAATCTTAATTAAGATATTTGAATACCGAAACAAACCAACGGTGCTAAAATTATGACAAATTTCATCACA